CCTCACTAGCCACAAATAAAATAGCAACAAGTGCTATCACGCAAATAATCAACAACAGAGTTGCGCCAAGCGCGCCAGGGTTACTCACAATCCGCTCTCCTTAAGCAGTGAAAAGTCACAATACACAGTCTTGTTGCCTAGCGCCTTGCGCACTGGCAAGTAACCTTGCACAGTATTGCTCTTGGTCCTGGTAACAAACTGCACCTTGCCGCCTTGTACTAAGCCAGCCATGATCTTGTTCAGGTCTTCCATCCTGTCAAGGTCAGACTGCACCTGTTTCCAAATGTCTGGAGTATCTAGTGGTGTAGCAGATTCAGCTAGTACGCTGATGATACGGGCTGCCACGTCTGCATTTTTTGCTTTGCCAAATTCACCCATAGCATTGGGCATTCTGTGCTCAGTGAATGTAAGCAGCGTATTAGCAAACAGTACATCCTCTGCGCCAATCTGTGTACGCTTGCTCATAGCAGCAGTCAACATGCAGAGCTTGAGCAGGTGCGTATGTCGCCGCGTGCTGTAATGCTTGAACCGAGAGTCTTCAAGACTAACAAACGTGCGGTAGATTACTTCAAGTATTCCGCGGGCGCGATCAGTGTAGCTGGCCTCGCCGACAACTGCCTCTCGTATCTCGTGCAGACTGTCAATCACTGCTGACTTTACACTGTCTGGTGGCTTGGTTGGAAAGGCAATCTTCTTGCCACTGCTCTCACCAAACACAAGCACCAAGCGTGACAAGAAGCCCTGCCCAATAGACTGAGGCGGGAAAGCCTCGGCAAATCCAGCGTGCGTGTTGCCACCTAAGATGCTGATGGTTGGCTGGTAGATGCTAACACTGCGAGAAGTCTTGAGTCGTTGCTTGAACGGGTTGGCTGGATCATCCCAGTCCCACAGGCTACCAAGCAAGCTCAAGAACTCAAGGTTGCCACTGCCAACAAACTCATTGAACTCGTCTGCAACAATGAAGACTTCCCGCGGATCACCGCCTACGAACTCCTCGCCAAACAGGTTCTGCATGACTTTGTTAGAGTCTACAACAGCACCTGTGTCATCTTCGACACCCTCAAGGTCAATCAAGAATTTCTCCTTGCTTGTCCTGTCGCCACTGTACTTGTCATAGCCAGCAGAGGACAGCATCTTCTTGCTGAGCTTGATAGCAGTAGACTTGCGTGTTCCAGGATCACCAATCAACATGACGTACATGTTCGGGTGGATATTGAAGTCACCAAAGGGCAGGTAGTATTGCCTGCCTAGGTAAGCACCCAAACCCGTGAGCAGACTCCAGCGGTGAAACACCAGTGGAGGTTCGGTATGCTCTACGTATTTGAAGTACGTGTCAAAGAGATCAGAGGACATTGTTGTCAGCCGGGTTAGTTGCTTGGTTATTTTATGTCAGACCAGTACCAGCCACCGGCACTCATGGTTGGAGGAATGAGCATGGTGCGGGTAACACCCTTGATGTCTTTCACATCAACAACATGGCCCATGCGTTCAAGTACAATAGCAGGGGTGTCAGCCCCGCGATATGCAAAGAACAGACTGTCATGAATCTGAGCTTTAAGCCGGACACGGCCCTTGAGATCGCCATAGATGCTGTCACGCCATATGCGATAAAACACAATGTTGATAATGCCAACAGAAAAGTTTTGTGGTCCATGTGCTACGGCTGCATTCAATGCAGGCTTTGATTTTGATTTCACGCTTGATGGCATCATACCAATCGCGCTTGACTTCTGGGTAGGTCTGCTCGTAAGTAGTCAGCAGGTGCTGGCAGACTTTCGTCAGTGTCCACTTAGCTGGAAGCTTGAGCAAGATGCGAGCCTCTGCTACGGCTTTTGGTCCCATAGTTTCGAGGAGAACTCCTGCGCCCATGTTGTAATTTGAGCCATGATTAACTCGCTTAGAGAGGTTTCGCAGCTTCTTGTCCACTTGCTCGTAAGGTACACCGAAAAACTTGTATGCGTTCCAAGTGTGGTAGTCTTTGTCTGACTCGACCAGATTGATGAGAGCTTGGCATCCAGACATGTAGCCGACGCATCGAGCTTCAGACTGAGAATAATCTCCCTCACCGAGTCCGTCCCAACCATTGTCACAACGCACCCAGTCCTTGATTTCGTTACCGCCGGGGATATTCTGAATCTGTAGCCCTGTCCAGAAAGAAGATTCTGTACTAGCAAGACGACCTGTATCAGTTCCTGCGGGGTTGGTCTTGTAATAGAGTCGGCCATTCCAGAATTTCTCCCACACAAAATAGGTAGACAGGAGCTTAGCCTGCTGACGATACTCAAGAATTGCAGACACAATCAGTTCATTGAATGGATGTGCAGCAGCACAAGCGTTCATGACTTTGGAATCACTGCGTGGGTTGAAGTTATCACCGAGCCAGGCCTTGAGCTTCTTGGCTTGCACTTCTAGTGCATGTTCTGCAATCTCTTTGTTGCGATCAAAGCGTGCCTTGTCAAGACTCAGGCCATCGCACTCCATGTGCAGGCAGGGGAATACAAGCGGGAACTCCTTGAGATAGTTGGTGATAGCCCAAGGTGGAACTTCTACAAGCATCGAGCAGTAGGCTGTCATTGTAGCCCAGCAGTCTTTGGCGTTGTACTCAAACAGGTTGTACTCGTCGCCCGCGCTGTCATCTTTCCAGAAGCGCACGGTGCGAACGGAGAATGCTGTGATGAAGTCTAGTCGCTTAGGAAGCTCTGCGTACCAAGAATGGAACAGATGCTGCGTGTCGTGCAGCCAGTTGTCACAAGGCACATTCCAGCGTTGGAAGTAGAGGTTGTCATACATACCGTTCTGGAAGATTTTTCCGGGGGCACTAGCATTGAGCGCTCTCACAAAGGAATGAGCAAGCATGTCCTTGAAGGGCACAACAATAGTATGTGTGCTGCCATCAGCAAATAAAGCGCAATAACCAACGCAATGAATGCGCCGTAGTTCATCACCACGATAAGTCTCAATATCAATCGCAAGAAGACGCGCTTTGCTGAAGCGTTCAAGCAGCTCTGCGCTCTTGCTTGGCTTCCAGATTTCCCACGAAAACTTCGTTTGAGGAAACCACCGGGCCGGCTGCGTAATCTTAGAGATAAACCGCTTAGCCACAAACGCGCCTTCAGCGGTGCGCACGAAATGATTGAGGGGATTGAGGATGAGAACATCTATGTCTCTGTCAAGTTTAAGAGCAGCGCCGGGAACTTTGAAGAAGCTACCAGCATAGTCATCGAGCGTCAGCTTCTTGAAGCTTCCGTTCTTGTTGAGTGGGCGACGGAAGTCAGGCAAGCACTTCAGCAGCGTAGTCATGGTGGTATCATCCGTGCAGATGATTGTGTCAATGCCGTGGGCCTTGCACTTCGCACCTATGCTTGCTGCGTATTCTTCCGGTGACAGCGACACCTTCATGGCATGGGCACCAACAAGCTCACGGAGCTTTGGCAAGTGCGGGCGATCATCTGGTGTACCCATCAACGCTATTACTGACATAGTATTCTCCACTCTTATGGTTTGCTTGTTGAGCTTCTTGCTTGTAGTGTCTGCTAGATTGCGTGACCACCACAAGGAAAAAGCCCGCCGCCCTTGTGAGGCAGCGAGCTGGCTACTAGACTAATCTAGCTTGAAACCACCTGCTTTACAGGATGGTCACGTCTTTCAGGCTGAAGTTGAAGCGGCCTTCTTCGCGCTTGTCAGCACGGCGCACCAGCGTAGCAACGAGCGAGACTTGGTTGATGCTTTGCAGTGTCTCGCTGATCTTGGCTGTGTTGAAGTGTGCAGCGAACGGAGCCAGACGCTCTTTCAACATGCCCATGCCAATCTCGTTGATGGTGCCATCCTTCTTGAATGGCGAGAACATCTCGGTGAACTTCTGGCCAGCAGCAGCGTCAGCAGCTTCGGCTTCGTCCTTCACTTCGTTGACTTCACCAACGACGTACACGAACTTGATGTACTCGCTGCCCTTGTCAGACTTCTCACGCGATGCCGTTGCCGACAGGGTGTAATTGCCAGTAGGAGGCACGCCAATGGGAGGCAGATCATCAATGTCATCCATCGAAGCATCCATCAACGCATCGAAGTCAGCCAAGGCAGAGTTTTTGTCAGTCATTTCAATTTCTCCAGTGCATACAGCACAAACAAGTTTCAAACAAATTAGCAGACGGCCGGCCTGCCAGCGGTTCAGGCTTACGCCTTATTCTTTGCAACGATCTTCAGCAAGCTTGGCATAGCCTTGAATGTCGTGCCAGTTGTCCTTGTACTCAGGATCACCAGACAGGATGCGTGCGATCTTGTCAGCAATCACATCAAGCGCCTGCTTCTTGTCAGGGGTAAGGGCTTGGTAGTTG